TACGTGCCGTATCAGAAATCTTGTCGGCAGCATTCAGCTTGCCCTTCAAATCCATGCCACCGTGCATCAGCATGAACTGGGCCTGAAGAATCTCATCGTCCCACGACTTGCCCTTAGACGAAGCGTAATTCTGAAGATCGTTCAGCGAAACGGGTGACGTGGTGAAACCCCACAAGCCACCACCGCCCGTGCCAACAGACGCAGGGTTCCACGGCGGCAACGCCTCGCGGTACGCGTTACCGAGAATGCCTGCCGTAGCCCGGAAGTCAAAGCCCTTGCCGAGCAGGTACTTGCCAACGTTCTTGACAACGCTAACCTGGCCGCCCGTGTACATCCGCTGGATTGCCTCAACGATTCCGCCGCGACGCTTCGCGACATGAATATGGTTTGCGTGACCAGCCCACGTTTCCGGACCCCAGTAGCTCGGGTCAACAGCCGCCCCGTACTTGATTGACAGGTTCGGGTTGTGGATGCCTTCCGTTAGTGACTGGCCAATATGCGTTTTGATCCACTCTGCGGCCTGGTTCATCAAGCCGTAATCCCCGGAAGCTATGTCGGCGGCGCGGCCCTGATAGTGCAGCGAGTTCTCTGCGTGAGTGTCACCGGTTGTGGAAGTGACAACAAGGCCGGGGAACTGTCCCAGGATCTTCGCGACAATCTCACCAATGCCACCGGCCATCGACCCATTGACACCGCCTACGCTGGCCGCCTGAGCCTTCTTGATCTTGCCCAGCTTCGCGGTGGCCTTGTCATGAATTGACCCAATGGCCGTGTTCGCCAGCTCCCGAGCCTTCGGAGAACCACCCGAAACCACCGGCTTCACAATCCCACCCTTAGCGAAATGCGGCAACTGATTCCGCAAAGCCGAAGACTCAGACTCCCCAGACATCAACCTACGCTGACCATCAAACGTAAACACCTTCGTGCCAACCGGCATCGAAGTCAAAACATTGTCAGCCGCCGTCGGCCTACCCGGAACAACCCCCGCCTTACCATCCGGCGTTTTGAACATTTCCCCTGGAGAAACCGCGACCGGCACCCCACCGCCACGGAAAGCCTGACGAACCATGTTCACCAAACCGCCACGCCGCTTCGACTGAGGCTTCCCATCATTCTTGATGGCCCCGACCTTCGCCGCGAAATCCTCAATCATCCGATCCGTAGCCGCCACCTGGACCGTAGGCATCGTCCGCATGTTCGAATTGATCTGACGCCGCTTGCTGTTCAGCGCATCAGCGAAATCACCAACCGACGTTTCCGCCTTACCAAACTGAATCTTTGAAGTACGTCCAACCTTCTCAATAGGGGCAGGCAACTGACCCAACGCCGTCCTGAGATTCCCGGCCTTCTTCGGCAACCGGCCCAACGCTGACTCAAACGTTGCCTGACGACCATTAATGCTCTGAAGGGCCTTCGCGTACTTCGGACCGATCTGACGGGCCGCGTCCGACAACACATTATTCAAACGCTTCTGCGTCGCATCACGATTCTTCAGCTTGTCAATGATCTGCTGCTCAAGCTGCTTCGCAACCTTCGTATTACCATTGTTCTTACGTTCGGCCTCCCACTTACGGCCCAACACCCTGATAGAACGGGTCAAAGTGCCGATCCGGGCCTTCTCCTGAACGACCTGATCGCGAGTACGGGAAGCAACAACCCTGCGCTCCACACCCTCCAGGCGTTCAGCAAGCTTCGCCTCACGGGTCAAACGAATCGTCTTACGCTTCGCCCTCTGCAACCTGATCTCAGCCCGCAGCACCTCATCCGATCCGTCACCGAACCGCTTGCGGGCATTCCTCAAATTACGTTCCGCCGCCTGCTCATCCCTGGTAGCCGCAGTTGCCCTGCCCCTGGCCCTAGACGCAATGCCCGAAATGCGCTTCAACGACACGACCGCCGCCATCCTCGCCTTCGTCGTCGCCTGAAGCTGCGAAATCTCCTGGCTATCTGCGGTGAACGCCCCCATCATTCGCTTGAACCCGCCGTCAATGTCACCGAAGCTCAACTGCCCCAAGCCCTTAGTGAACTCAACCGCCGAACCCAAATGATCCATCCACGTTTGCGTGTCACCAACCGGGGTGTCATCCAACGTGCTGTTGATGTCAGACAACCACCGCAACGCCTCCGTACCAGCCTGCGTCAACTCCCTAATCGCGGGTGTAACGAACGTGCCGACCTGAATCTGCAAAGTCTCATACGCACCCGACAGTTCCTCAACATCACCCGCCAAGTTATCCGTCTTGGTGCGGGCCGTTTCCGCAGCCGTGCCCTGCTCCCTATTCGCCCTCGAGAACTTCTGAAGCTTCCCCGCCCCCGCGTCATACAAAGACGACAAAGTACGGAACCCATCAGTGCCCGCAAGAATCGCAAAGTTCTTAGTGCGTTCAGCCTTCGTCATGTCCAACGTCGCCTTACGCAACGTCTTCGAAATCTGAACGCCGTTCTTCAACTCACCATTCTGAGTCAACCACGCAATACCCAACTTATCGGCAAGCTTCGCCTGCTTCTCCGTCGGATTCAACAACTGAATCATCGCGGCCTTCATCGAAGTACCAGCATCCGAGTTCTTGATGCCCGCCTCCGCCAACGCCTCCAGAATGATCATCGTGTCATTCAGCGAATAGCCGGCGGTCTTAGCTACCGAACCGCCCTGCTTCAACGCCATAGCGAAATCAAGCACATCCGCAGTCGTGCTATTCGCCGCCGTCGCAAGCATGTCCGCAATCCGGGCAGTGGCCCTACCCTCAAGGCCGAACAACTGCATCGCGTTCACGGTCGTTTCCGCCGCGTCCGCCAACTCAAGTTCCCCGGCAGCCGCCAGGTTCAACGATGACTTCAGTGCCCCACCAAGAATCTGTGAAGCCGACAAACCACCCTTAGCGAGTTCCGTCTGAGCCTTAGCCGCCTCCGACGCAGAGAACGTAGTTGCGGCACCCATATCAATCGCCTGCTTGCGGAGCTTCTCCATCTGACGGCCCGTGGACTTCGTGACCGCCTGAAGACTCGACAGTTCCTTATCAAACTCCTTAGTGACATTCACCGCCTTCATCAACTCATCAACGGCCTTAGACGCAACAAAGCCGGCAGCGAGAGCGCCACCGGCCTTCAAACCAACAGACTTCAACGAACCCGGAGCAAGGGAGGAAGTAAGACCCGCCATCAGCGACGAGTAATCACCAACAAACTTCACCGTTGCGCGGCCAGCTTCAGGCATATCTCACCTCCTCACTTGCTAATGCCGCGCATAACCGCATCCAAATCGGACACGTTCGCGACCCTTGAGTTCGACTTCACCGTCCGTTCACGCATGAACGAACCCCACGCACCCTCACCGGGCATGTGAAACATCAGATTCCACAACCGGCTCACACAACACCGGTCAACCTCAACCCGAAGATTCAGGCTGTAAAACCGTTGGAAATCAGCCTCGGCAGCGGCCCACGAACCATCGTCCGTGAGCCACATGCCGAGGGCAGCTATTTCCCCGTGTCAGTCCCGTACTTGCCAACAATCTCATCGACAAGGGCAGCGCCCTCATCAACGTCCAGGCCCAAAGCCCAAACCTTGTCGGCCTGCTCCTCCCCAAGAATGGACTCAAGGAGGTTAGGCACATCAACGGAATCTTCCTTCACATACTTCACCGTCACGAACGGCAGCTTGCCGGGAAGTGTCAGCGTCAGGTCCTTGACCTTCAGCTTCTTTTTAGCGGGAGCGGTCATTACGAGAATGCCAGCTCGTCACTGATGTAGTTCCAGGCGTCACCCGACGTAGGCTTCAGCGCCTTCATCGTGATCGGCAGGACAGCCGCCGCGTTGTTCACAACGGTAGTTTCAACCGCCGAGGCGACAGTGGCCCGCTTGATGGTGAACCGGGCGTCCTTGCTGCCATCCTTGATGTCAACAACAATCGCGTACTCAGCGATGTCATCGCTCGTGTCGGGCGGCGAGTAGGTGAACTGAGCGCCACCGGTCCATGAACCACCACCGAACGCAAGCGCGAACGAATCTTCGTTCCACTGCATCAGGTTGAATGTGATCTGGAATGTCTGCGCGGTCTTGATCTGACGGATCGGATCGAGATCCTGATGGGCGTAAATGTCCTCAACGGTCGGTTCATACGAGAACGAGAACCCGTCAGTTGAGGTGTATCCCAGGTCAACAAACGATGCGCTAGGCACCGCCATGCCAGTAGGAAGCGATGTTCCTCCGGGGGCAAGATAAATCTGTGCTTCCTGCCCAATGAGGACTTCGGTTGAGTCCGTAGCCATAGGTGTTCCTCCTTGCCCTGAGGGCATGGTTGGTTATGTGACCGCCCTCGGGCGGGATGCGCGTAAAGTGCGCGGGTTGAGTTATTCGGTCAGGTCGAAGCCGGCGTTTCGAACACCGGTACGGAGAGGCGCGTAAGCAGGGTTGTTTTTGCTTCCCCACTCATCCAAATGGCCGCCCAGGTCGGTGTTCACTATGAACACGTCAGGGGCTTGTTTCTCCACAACGATTGCGTTGCTTCGCTTGCGGGGCATGATTCGATGCCGCAACTTGTTTGCCTCATCAGCCGCAACCTGGGCTTGTTCGGCAACAATGTCTGCCGTGTTGCCCATAAGGTCAGCGATGAAGTTCGGGTTAGGAATGAACATCAATCTCACATTCCAGAATGAATCGTTGCCGGGCCGGTTTGAACTCCGTGTCCGGAATCCTTCGAGGGCCACGCACCACAACGTTCGTGACCACCGCATCAAGAAAGTCCTCTGATGGCATGGCAAGCAGAAACCCGCGCACCGCAGATGCGATGGACTGCGCTTCCCCCTGGCCGGTCGGTCCGTTCTCCCCGGCGTAGCAGTCGAGCTGAACAAGGAAGTTGTTGAGATAGTCCGTCGGACGGGTTTGGTCCCTGCCGTCCAGCAGCGCAACCTTCACCCACGGTTCCGAAGTGTCAGACGGGATTTCCCCAACGATCCGTTCGCCCGTTTCGTTCTGCAAGTACGAAGTGAGGAGGGCTTCAATGTCAATCACGACGCGGCCTCCGACCCTGCCACACGTTTCACGGAACACTCCACATGCGAGAGCTGGCCGGTTGCGGGGTTGCGAACCGTCCAGGGTTCCCCGTCAACCTCATATTCTTTGCCGTCCACTAGCAGGGCGTCACCGGAGTCGATGTCCGTGTCGGCGGGAAAGAACACATCCCATGAAGAATCGGCAAGGTCGTTCCGTGAACCGGACTCCTGCTCCCCCATCGTGTTCTGCTTCTGAAACTCACACACCGTCGAAACAACAGACTCACCGGCAATCTCATTGCCGTAATCGTCCTCCATGCCGGACGGGCCACGACGCACAATCTGGCAAGACAAGTTCATTAGCCCTGAAATCACCTTGCCTCCTTCAAAAGTTCACGCATCAAATCCGGTTTACGTTTCGCGGCCTGGTATCGCCTGAACAAAGCCCACGACTCAGGCGAACCCTTCCGCCTAGTCATCCGTTCCTGCGGCGGATGCCACAAATGAATCAGGTCCGCGTCACCAAGCCACGCCGGACCAGCAAGAACATGAAGGGCCATAGCAAACGCAATGTCCTCCTGCCCCCAACCAACGAAACGTTTGTCCATTGGAACGTCAAGCAAAGTCTCTCGAGGTGCCACAACGAACCCGCCACCCGCGATTCCCTGATAAGGCTGCTGGTCAAGTTCCGTCCATGATCCCCCCGCCATGAACGCCCTTGTGCTGCCTTCTGTGAGCCTGTAAACCATTTTGTGAGGTTTCGCCCACGGAGCGCCAAGTTCAACAGCGCGAACCGCCTCCGGCAATCCGTCAGTCCAACAGTCAGCGTCGGCCAGAACGATGATGTCGGCGGAAGACCGCTCTATGGCGGGACCGATAGCTTCCGCCTTTACCCACGGCACCCCGCCAGAAGCGACCGTAACGGGATATTCGTGCCTTGCGGTCACCCAATCCAACGCCCTTCGGCGGTGCGGGCAGTCACCCGCGAACGGAACAATTACCTCGGGCACGGATCGAAAAACAACGCTGGCTGCCGCTCCCCGTGAATCACAAGTTCCTCAAGCGGGTTCTCCCTGTAAAACCAGGTTCGGAAAATCTCCTCAATGCCAGCCACGCCACGGTCCTCGAGGATCTGGCCGTACTGCCGCCAATGTGCCCCGGCCTCTGGGGGAAGGTTCGTTGCCGCGTATGCTGCCGCGCCGTTCCGAACTTTCTTCACGAACTGCTCAACCGACCGGTAAGGAAAATGCCTGACCTGCATCAGGTCCGTAACCGATGCCGGATGTTTCACGCCGGGAAACTCGGCGGAGTGATTCCCCTGATGGATTATCACGCCCTCCACCGCCCTGACCGCCACCTTCCTGAGCGGTGCCTGAGCCGCCCGACGGTACGCCATACGCCTCACAGGGTTGTCATCACCAGCCGGGTCCATGCCGGTCGCAACATGGTCAAACAGCGCAGCCTCCGACACGAGAATGTCATCCGGCAAGCCCATCAGCCCGTCAGTGATGCCGCCCTTACAGAAATGGATTTCGTCGGCGTCGAACGGAACCACCCAATCAGCCCCGGCAACCCGCGCCATTTCGGCCAGCTTCGACATTTTCTGGCTTTGGAGATACCCGACATGCGGATCGTTCACAACCGTTACGTCCATGCCGTCAAGGATTGCGCGGGTGCCGTCCGTCGAACCGTTGTCCGCAACGATCACATGGTCAACCTGCCGCATCATCCACCCAACGGACTGAGCGATAATGTCGACCTCGTCCTTGACGAGTGCTATCCCAAAGACGCTCACTGAAACCACCCGATCTGACCGAACCAATCCTGCCCAATCATTTGTTCATAGGTGGCCTCTTCGCCCGGTGTCGCCGCCGCCCCCAACATCACCCACCGGGAACGCACCGGGAATCTAAGCGCCCCGATGTCCAGGAAAACCCTTGCCATCAGTACCCCGTTCCCTGGCGTTCATTCCCAATGTGGGTTACTGCGGGCGGGTCGAACTTGCCGCCCCAAAACGTTGAAACGATTGCCGGGTCGCTAAACAATCCGAGACTGAACATGCCTTCTGACTTCGGCACTTGAGGCCAGCCGCGCTCCGCTATGTCCCGGCGATACAGGGACGGGTTCGTGGTGAAGAACTTTCGGTGTGCCGTGTACCGGTTCCCGTTGATGGTGCCCTCCTCAAACGAGTCCGGGTCCAGTTCCACGATTCCCCCGGCCCGTTTCTCGAACGGGTTCCATGCCTGCCGTTTCAAAGCGACCTGGGCTACATGCTCATCCGCTGCCAGCTCGGCCATTGCGTCAAGAGCAACCGGGCCGTTGAAAAGGAAATCCGCCTCAAGGTGAAACACCCACTCGGCATCCGTTGTCAGGATCTCATCCCAACCGCGTTGTATCGCCCCAGCGAACCCGAGTTCGTGGGTTCGGTCATCAACCAAAACCACCCGTTCAGGGGAAGGCAGATTCTCAAGCGCCGATGCGAGCGACCGGATGCAGTATTCGTCACGGCCATCCGCAATCACAAGCAACGTGAACTTCAAAGCGTTATCTCCGACCGGAACCCAAGAATGTTCGCTGCCGGTTCCGGGTTCTGCGGCATTGAGTCCGGGTCGGCAGGATGCCGTTCAGCGAACACGCGCTCCCCCTCGAACCGGTCAGCCAAATCAAGGATGCTGGTCTGAACACCGGTACACACATCCATTGTGTGACCGTCACCCGCCGGGTCCTCAACCGCCATCCGAACCGCCCTTGCCACATCATCCACATGAACAAAATCGCGGGTCTGTGAACCGTCACCGTCAATGCGGATCGGCTTCCCGCCCCGTTGCGCCCGGTTCCAGGCGGCCATCACGTTAGGTTCCGGCCCCCAATCCCTTGCCTTCGGGCCGTACACGTTCGCGAACCGGAAAATGGTGGCGTCGGGAAGCAGCTGTTCACACGCCCACTTGCTGCCCGCATACGCCCCCAACAAAGGGTTCGGGGCAACACTCGTTGACGCAAACACAATCCGTCCCGAGTAAATCCGGTCAAGGTGAACCGTAGCCGCAACATTCCTGCGCCAAGTATCGGTCGAGTCAGGCCACCTCGCGGAACTCATCGCCGCCAAATGAACCACCACATCAGCCCGGTTCACATGCCACGGCTCCAAATCCCTCACATCAAGCTCATGCCACGTTTCCACACCAACCGGAATGTTCGCGGCGAAACCCATTGACAGGTCATCGCACCCGTTCACCTCATGGCCCCGCTCAACCAACTGGCCGGCAACGGTGGAACCAATGAACCCGGCAATACCCGTGACGAAAACCCTCACAGAACACTCCCGACAATTTCGCGGTGAACCCGGTTCTTCTCCTGAACGGACGGTGCCCGGTTGCGGGAATCCGAACGAACATGTGCCCGATACACCGCGTTCGGAATGGCCTCCACCGATGCCCCGGCCACCCAGCACCTAAGCCACAAATCCCAATCCTCATACACGGACCACTCACGAAACCCGCCCGCGCCCCTCACCAACTCCGTTCGGGCGACCGTGCCGATCACCAACCAATTCCCCTTCAGCAAGCACTCACCGGAGCATTCGTGTTTATGCCCTGGCACCTTCGGCACGAACGGCCTCTGAACGCGATGGCCGCTCACATACTCCACCGACGGTGCCCGCAAATCTGCTGTTCCCCGGTCCATCGCCTCGAAGTAGCCGGGGGTAAGTTCATCGTCCGCGTCCAGGAACGTCACCCATTCCGTCGTGACCTGCCCGAGTCCTTCGTTGCGGGCAGCGGCGAGCGTGTCACCGTGAACATGAATGACCGGGGCGTTCTCAACGGACGGAAGGGCCCTTGACCCGGCGAGAGCGCGCCATTCGTCGGCACCGAACGTGCCAATGACAACGGTTACGTCCACAAATGCTTCCGTTGCCGGAAAATCTGTTTGCCTGCCCGCATCCTGGCCGGACGTGCTGAATACAAATCATCGGAGGGTGCCTTGCCCGCGTCAGGGTGAAGATGCTCAACGGTTGAGTCCTTAGCGAACGCCCACGCGCCACGAAACTTTGCTGTGCCGACGGCTTCGTCATCAACGAACTCGTGCGGATAGCCCTCATGGAACAAGCCTTCTTCGCCATCAATCGTTCCGAGTTCCGCGTACCAACGAGCAACGAGAAAGTGGGTGCCGTGCAAACCGCGCAACACGCGCCGGTTACAAAGATCCTGGGTTCCAACAAACCCAATCCGTTCGGACATGACCTGCTTTGCGGCTTCGAACCAGCCCGGATGAAACAGAAGGTCATCGGCCCCGGTGAACACGAACGGGGAAGCGGTGCGACGAATGCCCTCGTTGATTTTCATGGCGTAGTTGCCATCAACGGTGATGAAGTTTGCGCCCTGCGCCTCGAGTTCGGCTAGTTCCGGCAGGTCGTCGGGGTCGGCAATGAACAGAACTTCCGCATGGGGTGTCCATGCGAGGGCGGTGTCAAGCATGGGGGCTACGCGGTGCGGACGATTCAGCACCGGAATGAGAATGGAAAGTTCGGTCAAGAAATCAGGGCCTCGAGGTACGCTTCGGTTGCGGTCGGGGTGCGAACCTCATAGTTGAGGTTTCCGACGGCACGGCGAACGATTCGACGCTCAATCGAGTTGAGAGTGAACGCTGCGGAGTTGTCCCTACCGAAACTCTTCTGATACTGGTAAGACCCGATCTGTTCCGACAGGGAAGTGAGCCCTTCCGAGTTAGCCATAGCACGGCCAACGAGTTCCACACAAAGGCCCTTCAGGATGATTGGCACCGGATCGAGCGCCTCGGCCCACGCATCATCCTTCAATGCGGCATCCGCAATCGAAGCGGTTGCGTAATCAAGCAAAACCTCCACGGAAGCTTCTTCCGTGTCAGTGAAAGTGCGCCCCTGACGGGTCGCTACATCATCAGCCGTTGCGAAAGCCACGGAACGCCCCTTTCGTCAGAAACACAAAGGCGCACCACGACCGAAGCCGTGGTGCGCCCACTGTGATTACGAGCTGTAACCGCCCAGGTTGTAAATGCAGGCGTGCTTCCGCTCATTGCCATACTCCAGGCCAATCTCGCCATAGAGCTGGTACTTGTCCGAAGCGCCGGTCTTCGCCAGTTCCTCAACGAAGAAATGACCCTTACCTGGCACCTCAAGAAACACCGGAGACAGATCCTCAAGGGAGAGAATCAGCACCACGTCACTCGGAACGTGACGGTTCAGCATCACATTCAGGTTGCCGAAATCAGTCTCAATCGACTGAACATTCACGCCACCCACATTGCGAGTCTCGAACCGGTAACCATCGGTCGAATTGATGAACTCCTCGGTCAGAACACGCTTCTGAGTCGAACCAAGCATGATCGTCCTGGTCTCAGAATCCATCAGGCCACCATTGTCATAGCATTCCTGCATCGCATCAAGAACGTCGTCCTTGGTGAGAACAGTGTCGCCAGCGTTCACAACATTGGTGTCAATCGCATCAACGAGCCCACGAGTACGGCGAGCGGTCGAGTTATTCGCCGGCTCGTTGAACGTGCCAGTGATGAACGTCTTCTCAACATCCCTAGCAACCTGCTTCAGATGCAGACCGAGCTGATGATTCACCTCATCCGTGACAGGGTTAGTGCCAAGACCGGCCTCACCATACGGATGTGACGAACCATTCGCGGCAATCTGACCGGTAGCAGCCTGCTTCGTGTACGAAACAGTCAGCGCCTCCTGATGAACCTCAACAACATTCCGAACATTCGCCCGAACACGCGCCTCAGCGGTAGGAGCATCCGCACCCTCAAGGCGCTGACGGTCATCCGCCGCGTCCCGAAGATCCTCAGTCTGCCAGCTCCAAACAGTGCTAGCAATGCTCTTGCCGCCAGTCAGACCGCCAATAGCGGAAAGCAGCGGAGTGTCCTGCGGGGTGATGTTGAAAAGTTCACCCGTGTAATTAGGAAGATCGAAAGTATCTCCCATTCCTGTAATACCGGCCATTGTTGGCCTCCTTCTTCAGTGAGTTAGGACTTGTTGACCAACTTCAGGGCCTTCAAATCCATTGCTTTGACGTAATCGCCCGCCGCCTCTGCCTCACGAATCTGCTCATTGAGATCCTTCGGAGTTACGGGGGTGCGAGCGCCGCCATCACCGGGAGGGGGCGTTTCGACCGGGAGCGTTCCCAGGTCTTCAAGAAGAGAATCGGCGTCAGCCTCAATCTCCTCACGGGTCTCCCCGGTCAGCCTTCCAGCCAACTTCGGGGGGAGTTTCTTATCGACAGCAACCTCAGAACGAAGCTGCCTAACCTCAAGTTCATGGACACGGGCCTTATGGGCTTCCGCCTCCTGTTTCGCTGCCTGAAGCGCCTCTTCGCGCTTCTCGTCCTCAGACTTTTGGGCGTCCTCGAACTCTTTGACCCTGGCCTCCGCAGCAAGACGAGCCTCGCGTTCAGCCTTAGCCTTGTCACGTTCCGCCTTTATCGCGTTACTAACCGCGTCAGGGTTCTTTGCCTGAGCGGCAATATCAGCCACATCGGGTTCAGCATTGATCGGTGCTTCCACGACATCAGCCGCAGGGGTCTGCTCGCCCTCCGGGGGCGCTTCAACTACATCAGCCATCGAGGCTCCTTTATTCAGGCGCAACGAGCGCCGAGTGTGTACTTCGTTTCCGCCTGTTCAGCGGGTAGAATTAACAACATGAAAACTTGTAGTAAATGTCACCGCTCACAACCGCTAGAAGACTTCTTCCGTGACAAACGGAGGAAGGATGGGCGGAAGTCCTGGTGTAAGTCGTGCCACACCGCCGACAACAAAGACCGCTTTGAACGTGAACTTGCGGCGGGGCTTCTTACCTGCGCCCATGATGGGTGCGAGAAGCCATCACGACGCCGGGGAGGACTCTGCCCTGCTCACTACGGGAGACAACGCAAGGGGATGGACATGGACGCGCCCATCCGTCCGTATTGGGGCGACACTCCCTGCTCAGTGGACGGCTGCGAAAAGGTTGTGAAGACGAAGGGGCTTTGTAACGGCCACTACCTGCGCCGCAAACAAGGCCGCCCTGTCGATACTCCCCTCCGTGGATACGGCGTCCACCGCCGCATCACAAGGGACGGCTACGTTCAGCTCTGGAGCAACAGCCTTCCAGGCAGGAACGACAGGGGGTATGTCTATGAACACCGTTACGTTATGAGCCAGATGATCGGACGGGAGCTGAAACGCTGCGAAAGCGTCCACCACAAGAACGGTATGCGCGACGATAACCGCCCCGAGAATCTGGAACTTTGGGTTTCGAGCCAGCCGGCGGGTCAGCGCGTGAACGACCTGGTCGAATGGGCCGAACAGATCATCGAACAGTACGGCAGCCTAGAAATCTGTGGGGCCGGTGAATCCAAATGACGGATCAGAAATGACGGGGCCAAGTTCTCCGTGAGAATGAATGGTCACCCCTTTGGGCGTGCCCACGGATTCGTTGAACATTTCAAGGTTACGGCGGTTGGCCTGTCCCCTTGTGTAAACGACTGGCTCTACACCACAGCCGCAGAAGTTGTGGATGCTCATGGGCGTTGATGTGCGGAACTGGGCACCGTCGAGCATTAAACAGAAATCGCACGCCCCGGAGTTTGCCACCCGCTGATACCCCGCTATTTCAGGGTCAATGTCACCAACCGCCCTGAGCGTGTTCCGCATCGACAACTGAACATCCGTCACCGCCGACGAAACCGCACGGGCAAGGCCACCATTCACCGCCTCCACATACGGACGGCCCTGAGCCAACCCCTGCCACACATGAATGAACGGACGGGTATAAACCTCCTCCGGCGAAGTGCCGGCCCTGGCCGCCGAACCAATCAGGTCCGCAGGATCAACACCCGTAACCGGACGATCCAACGCAGCCTCGAGATACGCGGTCGTCAACGCAACCTCCTGGCGTTGAGCCGCCAAAACCACCGGAACCACCTGAGACAGCCAGCCCTCAACCGACGGACGGTTGTAATCAGGCAACGAACCCCAAATCCGCCTGACAGCAGCCTCCGTGGAAGCCCTAAGCCGCTGGTTCAGCAGTATCTGACGGTCCGCCAGCGCCATCTTCCACCCGGTTAGCCGCGTTCAAATCAGTAGAGGTGTTATTCACCCCGAAAATGTCGTTCTGGATGCCCTCTTCAACCAGCATCGTTTTGAAACGGCTGATCTGCTGCGGCGAATAACCCGCATCCGCCCACAACTGCTCCTTCGGAACCCCAATCGCCAGCTTCTTCACCAACGAATCCACATACTCCGACTCAGAACGCGCCTCCGACGGTGCCCAATCCACCTCAGCGGACATGTCACCCGCCCGCTCATCATCCATCCACGCAAAAGCAAGCCGCATAGCCTCCTCAAGCGCCTCCCCGTACGAAGTCTTCTTGCCGTTCACCTTCGATGCCAAACCGGCCTCAGCGGCCTTCAAGGCATCACCCGACACATTGGTTATCTGACCAAGCAGGTAATGCGGCGGGGTCCTGGTACGGGCCGCAAGCGACTGCACACGCTGCTCAATCGCCTTGATGTAATTCGACAAGTCAGAAGCCTGGAACTCCCCGAACTTCACGTTCTCCCCGTCACCAACCCACAAACGGTCAACGGCAGCCTTGAACGGCTCAATCGGGTTGCCGTCCTCATCCTCCGGCACCTCAAGGCCAGTCACCCAACGCTGCTTGAACGCCGCAACCTCAGAAGTCACCATAAGGTCAGACAGCAGCTTGTTGATCTGATCAACCGTCGAAATGATGTCCGCCATATCCGACCGTCCCAAACCAACATGCGCGTACCCGTTCACCCCATGCGGCAACTGCGTCAACGCCGTCGCAGGACGACACGGAAGCATCTGAGGATCATTCACAACCGGCACCACCGGAACCACGCCCAAACGATTCACGCCGCTCTCACGGCGAACCTTCCAACCATTGTCCTTACGAACAAAGTAATGAATTGAGTCCGGCAGATACAAGGTTGCCAGCTCATCCCCAAACTCATCCTCCCAATGCTTCAATGCCGCAGCCCGCCTGCGCCGATCCCCCGCCACCCGAGCAACAATCATCTGCGAAGCAGGCTCCGTAGTAATACGCGGAACCGTCGCCTCCGACCGCCTCGAGAAAAACCAGCCAAAAATGCCACGAGGGGCATCCTCAACCTCCGGCCATACCAACAGATAAGACTCACCATGCTTCGACGCCTCAGTGAACCCCAAAGACGCATCCGCATCCAGTTGGTTCTCCTGCCAAATCCGCCAAGCCTCAGAATCCCCCTCCTGGGAACCACCAAAACGGAACCCCTGGGGCTTCAACCGTTCACACGACGAACCAATCACCAACGGAATCCAATTATCAGAAATCGCCGCGAGCATCTGCCCGAACGCCTCCCGATACGAACTAGACGCGAACGTCATCTTATGACGGCCCTCAAAATAATCGTTCTGAAGCCACACAAGCGACTCACGGCGATTCTTCTCAGCAATGAGACGTTCCACCCACCAAAGGGGCGAACCCGCATCGGCAGACACCTCAGACGAAACCAATGGCACTTCAACAGCCGTGCTAGGTGGAGTAAGCGCCATAAGGGCTCCTTAGAAAGTAATGAGGCGGCCCCGTTTCTTCTTCAGGACACCCGAATTGATTGCGTCGCCGCGAGCCCTCCACGAAAGAGCCGCGCAAATCGCCAAGTCGATCTTGTTCGGAGACTTCGCCCCGTCCTTGCCAATCAACCAAAGAAAATGACCGTCATCGTCACGCATGTTCGTAGGACGCCGCACCGAATTGCCAACATGGCGAACAAGCGATTCGTGGCCGTCATGGGACATAACCCCAGGCCGCATATCCGACCGGAACTCCCGCAAAGCAAACGCGGTCTTCTTACGGTTATTCGTCCAGTAGTAATGAACGATCTCCGCCCCGTACTGGCCCGCCCACCGATCAATCGACTCCTGCCAGTACGGCGGATCGGCATACATGCGCCAAACCTTCCACTGACCAAAAATCGCGGCAACGGCCTCATTGACCTCAACCACCGGAACCATCCAAGAATCATCATCAGGCGGAAGGTTCCTCGGACGCTCCCAAACACCAGCAACATGCTGATGCCCAGTCTCCACCTCAGTCACAACCAGGCCAGTCGCATCGTTGTAAAGCGAACCGTCAAAACCAACGGTGACAAGAGCGCCACGAGGGATCTCATGGTCTTTGACGAGCTGCTTGTAAGCATCAATGTCGAAAGCCCGGTCAGCGCCAGCCACGATTCTGTTGAGGAAAAACCGTTCCGCCTGATTCGGGTCCCTCGGCAGAAGCTCCTCAATCTCCGCTTCAATGCGATCAAGATCCACCCACGGAGCCCCCGCGTAAGCGTGTTTCAGAACCTTGCGGCGCTCACGCTTGTTCCTGATCGACCCCTCGAGCGGTTCCGGGTAATCAATCAGCACATCAGGCATGTCAGCCTCAAAAGTGAGCTGCGCCACCGAACTCTCCGCCGGGTCCCAGGCATTCGTTGTTTCCAACGACCTGCCCTTCATACCCGCCAGGTTCCGGCGCTGAGTATCGGCAAGCTTCATCCCGCCGTTGTGTTCCGTCCACGAATGCGTTTCGTCGTGAAGGGCAAACGTGAGCCTCTGCCCCAGCCGCGAAAGCGCCGCACTAGTCACCGGCTCAATCACGCCCGAACCAGTGCCGCTCGTCACATTGATCCGGGTCTTGCCCGTGTCGGGCACCTCACCACGAAGTTCACCAAGCTCAATCATCGGAACCAGCGCAGTCCACACATTGTCGGTCTGATCCTCAGACACGGCAACAACCTGAATCCACGGAGTAGGCCACGGCTTGCCCATCGGCTCACCATCGACACCCCACCCATCGAAACGAACTGGGCCCGCAGCCTCAGCGCAAATAATCGCCGCCGACAATGGCCCCTTGCCCCACTTTTGCGACCTGACCATCAACCCGCGACGGAAACGGAAGGAACCATCGTCGTTCAGCGCGTAAAACCACAGAACGAACCGAAGCTGCTCCGGTGTCAGCTCAAAGGGCTCGCCCGCCTTGTCACCGTCCGGGATAGCGCAATTGGACTCGATCCACGCAGCGACCCTCCAACCAAGCGTCCTATCAGGAAGCTTGTCCGGAGGTAGACGCACGTTTCCTCAGCTCCTCCATCTTCTCAACCGCCGACCGATGCTCATCAAGGTCCTCGATTTCAGCCGCCGCTATGACCCAGCGACGATCCTGCCGACCCTTCGGCGTCAAACCCAAAACATCCCGCAACTGACGAACCTCAGTAGCCCGACCCGCCGAATCCGGGTCACGCACCCAACCCTCCATCACATCCGCCAAATGCTCCACAAGCTCAACATCGCCAGGAGACCACATGGTCGAAACCGGATCAGACCACCAAGCCTTCCAAGCCCGCTGAGTCCTCGGGCTCCACGAACCACGACCCTCGCCACGAACCGGCATCTTCGGAGGCTTACCAGTCGGCTCACGAATATCCGTCCAATCGCCACGCTGCTTCTCATTCTTATTGCGCCTCTGAGACGCAGGTTTCGGTGCTGGTCCTCTGCCGGCCATCGCGGCCTCCTTAGGGTCACGGACCCGGATTCGGCGGGTCGGGCTACTGAGGTTCGTCAGTTGCGGGATGGTTTGGGTTT